TTTCGGTTTCGTTAAATTCAATTTGCTTGACCATTTTTTGGTCAGGCAGATGGTCAGGCAGATGGTCAGGCAGATGGTCAGGCACATTCTGCCTATCCAATTTTTGGTCAGGCAGATGGTCAGGCAGATGGTCAGGCAGATGATTTAAACCTACCACGATGGTCATATGCTGGTTTTTAGCCTTCTCAATTACCTTTATCAGGCCAAACTGCTCAAGTTCTGAAATAGTCTTGCGGAATGTCTTGCCGTTCATGATGCCTGCCCTTGCCATTACCATATCCGATGGTAGCGGTAAGGTTTCGGGATAGTTATTGCGCTCAAAGTGCCTAAGAATTACCGTATATAGAGCTATGTGGGTAGGCCTTAGCCTGCCAGCATTACCCTCAATGGCAAAATCGAGCCTGTTCACAAAGCTATTACCACTCATAAATATGTTTGATTTTGGCATAAATGAAAAGCCGTGAGGCTAAAACATACCCGCCAAGGTAATGAGAATTTTGCCCCACGACTTTCCCCGGAATTTGGGAGTATTTTATTTCAATACGTTCTGCTGTCATACCTTGGCGGATTTCTGAAGCAAATATAGCAATATATTTTTTAATGTCAACACATTTTTGGAAATATTTACATCCCGTAACGTATTTTGCCCACGACCTTGTTATTAACCACCCTGTAAATGGGTAGCCTATAACCATGCCTTGCCATCTCCTTCTGGATGCCTAATGCGTCATCGAGGGTGGTTTTTATCCCGCCAATCTCGAAGTAGGTATTGCATCGCTCCTTTTTCACGACGAACAACCTCTTAAATACCATTACCCCGACAGCGGTTGCCACCACGGTAAGCGGAATGGCATACAGTAGAATTACTCCTATTTCTCTCATGGCTTTTCGTTTTTAGTTTTATTAGCTTTTGTTACCTTCTCGATATAGTAGCCGTTGATGTACGCTGATTGCTTCTTGCGTAGCCCAAATTCTGTCGCCACGTTTCCGTAATGGCTACCTATATACATCGCAACGTCCCTCGCATTGCTAAACGTGGCTACATCTTTTCCCCGTGTTACCCTATACCTTATCATATTTGGTTACGTTAAATAGGTGTTCAATTTTATCATTTAACTCTATAACAGGTGTGTAACCTGTTTCTATAAGTTCATTTATTTTTTTTACACCATATATTACAGACGCATGGTCATGGCAGAATAGCCTGCCGATATGGGTGGTCTGGTAGCCCATGCGTCGCAGGTATTTGTAACAGGCGAACCGTTTAAGCACGATTCCTTGCGCCCTGCTTCTCGATATGGCATCCTCATAGGATAGCTTAACGGCGTCGAGTGCTAAACGGAAGTGGTTATCTGGAAACTCGCTAACCGTATCATTTAGCTCTGGAACCATATGCCTCGTTCTTGCGCTAAGCAGCTCATCTATGAACTGCTCCCTATTAGTTTCGAGCGTCTTCTCAAGAATATTAGTAGTCATACGGAAATACCTTTTTACGTCCGTTATCATCTACCTCCTTCTCGCTCTGGTAGCCGTCGCATACGGCGTAGGCGTAGTCGCTATCGCAGTGCGTATTTGTATTTAATGGGTCGTAGCACTCGCACCACGAGCAACCGCATGGCAGGTCTATGCCTGCCACACGGTAATTTTCGTTATTACTCATTTCCAGCTTCATTATCGTTATCATTTTCTGGGTTATCAATGTAAATAATATCATCATCCCCGTTTTCTAAACTTTCTATAACCGCTTGGTCAACCTTGATTGCCCGCTGCATGTCCACGCTTAGCAGCCCGTACTTACTAAGCAACCGCTTGAGTACGGTTTTTTGTGCCATGCCATCGAAGTTCTTCACCCATAGGCTGTCAGCCTTGCCGTACATCTTGCTAAACCGTTTGGCATGCTCTGTTACCTCCTCAACCGTCATGTACATAGCCTTCCTGAAACCGTTTACCAGTTCTATGTAGGCAACGTAACCTACCACGTTGTTACCGCTACGCTCACTTTGTAAGGTAACTTCCCCGGTAAGAATATCATGGCTAACCAGTTGCCCGTCAAATACGGTTGACACGTTAATGGTACGGTACTGCCCTGAACGAAGGGCTAACTGGATAAGCCCCTTGTAACCTATTTGGAACTGCGCCTTGTTGGCGTATGGTACGATGTAGCTATAGCCCAATGTAGCGTCTATTGGAAGCCTTAATGCAATTGCCTGCACCGCTGCAGCAACAATGCTCTTAGGCTCACATTGCTGTAGCTGCTTGTTGGAATTGGCAATATGCAGTATGGTTGACACCCACTGCTCGGCATTATCCCCTACCAGTTTTTGCAGTCTATTCATTACCGCATCGCTTTGCAGGTACTTGTTAAGGTCTGCTGCCTGATTTTGTTTTTGTATGCTCGCCTGCATCGAGGCTAAAGCATCGCTTTTTTTAATCTCATTCATAGTTTTAAAGGTTTAGTTATTTAAGAATGAATTTGCGCGCATTGATTTCCTTTGCTACCTTTAGGTAGATGTCATGGTATTCCTCTTTGAGCTTTCTGGTATCCACCCGTGCGCTCGTGTAGCTCCGCCACGTGGCAATAAGGGTAAGGCCGTCGTATAAATCTGTGGCCTCCCCGATATGCAGCTTAACCTGTTCCTCAAGTTTATCCTTTTCTTCCTCGAGCATTTTGATTCGCTCTTTGAGGTCTTTTATCCTGTCGATAGCCTCCTTAACCTCATCGGTGGCTTCGATTTGAACAAGCCCGTTTGGTTCTGAATTCTCGTAGTCCGCCAGCACCTTGAGCGGTGCTTTCTTTCCCACTACATACTCATTCCACCAATCTATTAGGTATTCGTTCTGTTTATGAACAAATTCCTCATCGTAATCAACGGCTATCTCGCCGTAAAATCTGCTATCTAGTACCAAATATGCCAGCACCGCTTTCCTTGCACCGGTGCAAAACATATTATACTGAACCTGACAGTAATACTCCAAAGGCATGCCATCCCACTGGTAATAGGCAGCCTTGCTTAACGTTTTAACCTCGAGAAGGTGTAATACACCATTCTTCATATATAGACCGTCGGGATGGCACTTCAAAAACTCAACATCCGACGAGTACAATCTATTATTGTCGTAAACCTCAACACCGTTCGAGTTCTCGAAGTGTTTAATTACGACAGGCTCTAGCAGTCTTCCCCACATCATGGCAGGGTTATCGTCCTGCCTGCTTCCGTTTATCTTGCTTTCCCACACTTCATATGGCGTGCGGTACTTGCTTAGTCCCAATATGGCGGCCACGTCAGAGCCGCCAATGTAGTTACTCCGCTTCTCGACCATTGCCAAAGAATATTATGTTTTTAATCATATTAGCAAGGGTAGTGACACATATATCAATGTCATCCCCCCACATCACCGCTACACCATTCTCGGTGCATGCGGTAAATATAACCGGTAGCCATTCTTCGTAATCGATAACGACTACAAGGCTACCTAACATGGTGCTAACCCTACCTGTGCCATTTTTGTTTATTAGTTTCCTTACCGCATCAGTGGCAAGGTACTTGTATTCGTAACTTAATATTTGTAATAACATGTTGTTTAATTTATTGGCACGCTTAACGCTGACCACGTGCCATTCAGCATGTTTATACTCAAACTCAAATTAGAAACTCTCAACGTGAATTTTAATATCTAATGCTTGAGCAAGCTTAAGAAACGTTTTAAGAGTTATCGGATTTCCGTTTAATGCTTTATATACTGAAACACGGGAAAGCCCTGTCTATTTGCTTATTTGGGCTATCGTTTTGTCCGAAGCCCCGCTCGGGGGCTTTATTTGCTAAATTTCAAAATATCCTTCGTCTATTATTTCGCTTAATAAAGATATTGCGCTTTCCTGAAGGCTTTCCGCCAAGCAATCGGCTTCATCGTCGGCCATGTCTTCCTCTTTGATATATTGGTAGGAAGGGGCTTTAAATTGCGCCAGCTCTTTACCTTCTCTTCTTCGGCTGTATGAGCCGCCTGCGGCTTCCCAATACGGCCAAATTTCTCCGTCAACGTCTATAACTACGTAGCAATCCATATTTTTATGCAAAAGCACCTCTTCCGCAAGTGCCTTCCAATCATATTCGTTTATTCTTTCTAATACGTAATCGCCAACCGATAACCTTAGCTCAAAGCACCAGCCGTCGTATTCGAAGAATTTTTCTTCGTCGAAATTACTTAGGTCTATTTCTTCACTATTACAATAGCTATCAAACCATTGAGTTAAATAAGTTTTTACCTCATTTAACATTTTTTGGTCGTCTATACTTTCGCCAACGAAAATACTAACGGCAACCTCTTTTTGCCCTTTTTTGCTCTTAAATAATTCAAAAGTCTTCATTTGTTTGTGGTTTTAATTGTTAAACAATATAGGTTAATTCAGCTTGTTTTAATTTGTTAGTGTAAAGGTACATCAGAAATGAAGGCAATGCAAATTATTAGTGTTAAATAGTGTTAAATTAAATGTTAAAGTTGAATAGGGATATTCGGTTGAGGTTTAACAACTACTTGCTTGTTGTCCTGTTAATCAGGCCACTGGCATAGTAACCGCCGTAAAAGAATGCCAGTATCATCACGAATGCCACGTCAAGGTAAAGCTCCTTGCATGTGCTAACCACCTGCTGCGCCAATACCAGCTTCCCGATAACGTTAAGGATAATAACCAGCACCACTACCACCACGTAAAGCGCAATCATCGCCACGCTTATGTATCTTCGGGTAATGCTCCTATCCGTGTTCTCGTTCATGGTAGCCTCGGCATGCTTCGCCAAGCTGTCGCTCAGCTCCTGGTTTAACTTCGCCCTTTCCTGCTCCGTAAACTTCAGGTTATCCGCAATCCGTGCGGCATTATCTATCACCTTGTCAACGGTGTTCGAGTTTCCGAATATCTTTCCAACTATTCCCATGGCTATGCTATTTTAAAGGTTTTGCTTTGGTATTACTATCGTTCCCGAGTTATTTATCCTTAGCACCATGCCTCGGTTACAGCCTTGCTTTTTGTGCGACACGTGTATCCAGCTTAAATCGAACTCGTCTATCAGCTGGTCGTATGGTAATTTAAACGCCATCCATTTATACGCCTGCCGTATCGGGTAAACCACGATATCCGCAGCCTCCCCGCTCATATGCTGTGAATGTGGCGAGCCACCAACCAGCTCGTTTAGCTCCTTACACCTGTAACCGCTTCGGATAAACACCGATCCGAACTCGACCCTCAGCGGGTCAAGTACGTTAGCGCATAGTGCCTTTATGTTATCAATGCACTCCGTCGGGATTGCCAGCTGAGCCTTCAGTAGCTCCTCATCCCTCAACGCCACATCGCTTCGCAGGAACTCCCATAATGTGAAGTACCTGCCTACTTTGTAATTCATCGCATCATTCCGTGTCATCGCTTCATGATTATATTAACAAAAAAGTTCACAATTGCTACAGCCGTGGCAATAAGTGCCAACTGCTTATAGATGGTCTTTTTGTAGTACTCATTATTGTCAACGGTTTTCTCAACCATTTCAATCCGTTTGCGATACGGGCAGGTGCTTTCCCTACTGGCATTAGCCAGCTCCTGTGCATTAAGGCGGTGAAGAATGGCATCCTGTGTCTCCTTGATGTCCGACATTGACGACTTCAGCGTTTCAAACCGCTCATCGAGCAGCCTCTCCAGCATTTCGTACTCGCTTGTTCCCATAAAATAAACTCCTATTGCAAATTACCCAGCGGCAAACTGCGTAATACTTATGGTTACGGTTTTGGTTACCCCTGTTATTACCACGCTTCCCGTTCTCTGCGAACCTAAGTTCTTTTCTACCTGAATGCTAAGATTATAGCTTCCAGAACCGCTCGAAGGCGTAACGGTTACCCACGACGGATTACTGGTTACACTCCATCCCACGTTTGCCGTTAGGTAATTGTATTGGGTTTCTGGTAGGGAACCAAATGCCATATAGTCTTGCCCCACCGTAAGTATTTCATTCATCGACAGCTGCGTTACGTAGTAGTTATTGTTTATTGCCATACCACCTCCTACAATGCCGTGTACTTACTGCTCATGTTAAAGAATACTCGCCACGTTCCGCCCGCATCTATTAGCACCTTATAGCCCATCACATAGTATCCCGACGCCAGCGATGACAGGCTGCCGTTAAGGTACTTCGCCACGCTACCCCCTGCATCGTTGGTCATCGTTCCCAGCGTTATCGTGTAGGTTCCATTCAGGTATAGCAGCATCATGCCTACCGCTCCGTCGTACAACCCGCTGATATTGATGGTGGTGTTCTGGGTAATATTACACGCCACCGTTTCGTTATTCGCCAACCGTAGGTCAATGTTTAGTGTACCGCTTGACGGTGTTACTACCCCACTTTTATCGTTGGTATTATATAACGGGTTATAGTTTTTAACGCTTAACTCCTTAGCGGCGTAGTTGGTAGGAATGCTACCATCACCAGTGGTTAAACTCCAACCTATTGCATCAACCATTCTAACATATAGTGTGGCATTGTTAGATGTATTCGGATTGATAACAAATACCTCAACGTAGGCGTATTGACTGCTAAACGTATTTGGGTAGTAAACTACTCTTATATTTTGTATAGGAAATACATTACTGTTATCAAACTTACTACCACCCATCTTAACTATCTGAATGGAATTATCTGAGTTATACATTGAGCTTGCCCTAAAACTAACCCTCTGATGATAACCAGCTCCAGCAAATTCCAGCTCAAATATTCCATCATTTCTACCCACACCACTGGCACTAGTGGCTATTCTATACCAAGCACCACTGGGTGTGTTCTTCGGTATGGTTTGCGATGATGAGTTGAATGGTATCGATAGTGCCACGCTTATATAATTCTTTATGGTCTGCATCGTCCATCGCTTATTACTGGTTCCGTAGTAACCCAGCACATAGTGGCTATCGTTTACAGTTGTTTCGACGCTAAAATCGCTAAATTTTACCCTTGGCATATATCATCCTCCTTTTTTATAAGCTATCTATGTAAATAACATTCCCGCTCTCATCGGTGAGCAGGTAGTAACTCTCATCACAGATTACCGCTTCCGTTGGGATATCGTTTATCGGTATGTGTTCAAGTAACTTCAGTTTTGCCCGGCAATCCAGTACATTCCACTCGGCGGTGGCAATGCTCCAGTACCTACCGTCAAACCCCACAATCAAATCGAGCAGCGGTAATTGTCCAGAAATTTCCATCGTCGGCAGCACCACCTCCAGCTCGGCCTCCCTGCCTGTTCTCGAGTACTGTCTGGCTATTACCCTACCCGTGTACTCGGATAGCGTGTATGGCGTGGTATCGTACTTGTCGCTGAACTTATACCCCAGCCTAACGTTACCATCCTTGTCGATGTAGTGAATGGAATTCTTGTACACGTTGAGGTGGTTCCTCACGGTCTGGCTACTCGTTACCAGTGTAGTGGATGACAGCTTTGGTTCGAGCGTAATCTTGTCCACCACCACCGCATCGTTAACCACGTTCACCGTTTCCCCTTTATCGTAATCGAACGACCTGCTGGCATCGGCGTATAACATCTTAACGCTCACGTTCTTCCACCTCACGGCGTAGGTGTTGGTGTAGTTATTCCCATCATACTTTGTTGCTCCGCTTACCCCAATCGCCATGCAGGGAAACCCCGTGAAGGTCTTATCGATGAGCACGCTAATCTTGCCAGTCGTTGACTTCTCGCAGTAGATTATCTGCATAATATCATTATACGCTATAATGCTATTCGTGGTCAGCTGGTATGCGTGCGTTACATTGAAGGTTATGCTGCTACCTGTTCCAAACATGATGTTAAATCCCAGCGCAAACGTAGTATCAGACGGTGCGTTTAGTATCTCATATTCGACGTCCACCTTCAATGCGCTGCCCGAACTTCCCAGCACGTTTTGCGGAACGATAAATTTAACGCTGTTAAAACGTATCTGGTTAAACGTATTATTGGGGTCTGTCATGTTGGTCTTGACAACCAGCCCGTTATCCCAGTAGACCATCGAGAATTTTATCGAGCTGTCAACCTGTGTAATCTTTAGGTATGGTATTGCCCACTCGTTGTAAATCTGGAAGTTCTCTTTCGTATAACCTTCGTAGTCCTTTAGCGCCTTCCAGCCGTTTAGCACGTTATCTGTTATCCCGTAGTCGCTCTTTACCTCCACGTTCTTAACGGTAATGTTCGTGAACTGCGGGTATTCTATGGTAGGGTTGTTCGAGTTCATTATGCCGAATGCACCCAGCGAGGTAGTTCCGTCCGTGGTGGTTATCACCACCCCCCCAGATAGCTGGTAGCGGTAGTACGGTATGCTGTCATCGTTAACCCCATTTACCTTGGTATTTATATGAACAAGATTTAGTTCCCTTCCGTTCATCACGGCGTAGTAACCGAACGATTCGCAGATGTACATTAGCACCTCATACAGCGACTTCCCGAATAGTTTATCCCCATTTATATACGCCCGCTGCATGCCCTCGCCGTTGCTGGTGTAATTCAGCGATTGGGTAAGTATGTCATTCCCGTTCTCGTCATACTTTTTAACCTCCCCAATTACGTTTATGGCGGATATTCCATTGTTCAGAAACTCAAGGAATATATCATCCTTCACGCTGTAGTGCCACATCCCCTTGTAGGCGTATTTGCCCCAGTGCTTCGGTTGCGGCGCATCCCTCACGTAATCGCCGTTAAAGTAAACAGGAACCAGCGTTATCGGTGCAAAGTCAATCTTGGAAAGCAATCCGAGCCAGTCTGAGAATGTTACCTTGATAGTCTGGTAAGTATAGCCGTTTGTCGTGTAGCCTATGCTATCCCCCACCAGCCTGCCGTAGAATAGGTACTCGATGGATATTACGCTAACGGATATTTTGTTGGGCCTCGCAAATACGTTCACAAAGTATTCTGGGTCATCAGTAACAATACCCAGCTCGCAGCTCCGTTTTCGTACCGGTGTATATATACCGTCGTCGGCATCCTGTCGGATGTTTATCCCCTGCTCGCCCAGCGTAATATCCATCACGCTACCCGTGTAGTCATCATCGTATATGTCCACGAATACGTTATTACCCTTGGCATCCTTGATAACCGATGAGAAACGTATAGCCATCACCAGTCCCTCCGCTTGTTCTCGTTGTTAATCACCGCTACCAGTTCCGTTCCGCTCGCCTTAAGCGTTCCTGTTACCACCAACGGCTGCTGTTTGGCATATACGGTTCGGCTATTCCAATTCCCCTCTCCAATGCTACCACCCGCCGACGATGGTGCGGAATAACTTCCCCCACCCGACGATGCGCCACCACCGCCAGAAACACCAGCCTTGAGCTTTGCCCGCACAACGGCTGCTGCGGCAACCAAAGCAGCACCAGCTGCAACCGCAAGGAATGGGTTGGCAAATAGCTTCTTAAATGCTATGCCTGCCACACCAGCTGCTATAAGGGCTTTACCCAAACTATCGGCGAAGTTGGCGACCTGCTCGCCCAGCATACGGAACACATCACCCATATCACTCTCACCTGCCACGAGCATACCTATTCCCTCGGCGAATGCCGCAGCGGTATCCTCCAATGCCCGCTCAATGGTATCGGATAGAATGCCGCTTATTTCGACCCCCTTTAATTCCATCAATTCGAACTTCCTATCGACATCATCCCACTCGATGTCAACCGTAACGGGTAGTTCAATAGCATTACCCTCCATCTCGGCCTTGCGGAACATCTCATTTTGTAGCTCATCATACCGTTTATTTGCCCATTCGGCACTCTCTACGGCTGCCTTCCAGCGTTTCCGCTCTTCCTCCTTAGCCTTACGCATCTCCTCCTGACGCTTTCGCTCAGCCTCCGCCGCCATGTGTTGCTCCTTCACTCCCAACACAATTAGCTCCTGTTTCAGCTTGAACTCATCATCATAGAGTTTCCGTAGGGCCTCCCTATCCTCGTCGGTTAGCTCCTTCTTAGCCTCGTAGAGCTGTATCTCCTTGGCCATCAACGCAAGCTTCTCGTTTATTCCCTTGCGGGTAACATCCATGATTTCCTTCTCACTCGCCTCCCTTGCCCGAAGTAAATCAATCTCGAAGCCTATATCTTCATCAACAATGCGAAGGGCATCGCTGGTAGCCTTTACCTGTGCATTGAAACGTTCCTGCTCCCTTACGCTATCGCCGAATGCGTTCTTAAGCTCTATCACCACGGCAACCAGCGCTGCAATACCGGCAATTATCCACCCGATAGGCGCAGCCATTACAGCCTTGTTCCATGCTGTCTGCAGCGCAACCATTACCCGCTGAACGGCGTTTAGCCCTGTCTTTGCCGTGGTTTCTGCCGTCGTGGCTGCGGTTACAGAACCTATTGTCAACGCCTCTTTAACCCGTAAGGCTATCTCGCTGGTCTTTTGCTTAAGAAATATACCGATGGCGTTTTGCTTGGTGAAGTCGGCAGCCGTCTGCGCAGCCTGAGCAATGGCTATCAGCGCAACGGTTTTCTGCATCAAAGCATTAAGCTTCTCCTGCTCGCCACCGAATAGCGACGCTGCCCCTGCCGCTCCTGCCATCATCGTGCTTACTACCTGAACACCCTCGGCTGCTTTTTGGAATGGGTCTTTCGCCAGCGAGTTTATCCTCGCTTGGTAATCCCCGATGGCATCCCGCAGATTAGCCATCTCTGCCTCGACCTGCTGGATTTCCTCGGCGCTCTTACCAACAAGGCTCATCCTTGACAGCTCACGGTAACGCTGCTTTAGAATGCCGATGTTATCACCAAACTCGCTGACGCTCCCCTTAACCTTGTTTAGTTCGGTTTGCGACTGCTTCAGCTTGTCCAGCAACTCCTTGTTCTCGGCACCTATCTTTATGTTTAGTCCTGCAACTTCCATATCCTCGCCAGCTCTTTAGGGTCGATGTACTCCAAATTTTTATTAACCTCCTCAAACGGAAACCGCATGTAATCGGTTATGCGTATCGGCTTATCCTTCTTATCTATGTACGGGTTTAGCGTCAGCATCTGGTAGGCAATAAGGCGCAGCAGGTTAGCGGTTACCCCGTACTCTCCCCGTCTGCGCCCTTCCGTCCATGCCATGAACTCCCCCCACGTCATACCAGCCACATCATCGGGCAGTACCCCGAGCATACCCAGATTACGGAAATGCTCGCCTACTGTGTACTTTTTTTTTCCTCTTTCTCACCTTCTCCAGCCGAAGCCTCTGCCCCAGCCGTTAGCATCACCGTTAGCGTTGAGGCTATGGCATACACCACCTTACCGATGTACCCGAAGCCCTTCTCCTCAACTATCCTCCTGAATGTGCCTTCTGGGTATTCCTCCTTACCCGCTGCCCGCTGGTACACGTTCAGCGATAGCTCTATCCCCATGGCCATATTCTCCAGCGCATCGGGTGTCATCTTCGTGTTTCCGAAACACTTCGTAAGGACTACGTCAATCCCCTCGTCGGTATTATGCTTCTCGTTATACCGCTTCGCCAGCTCGATGATGTAGTCCATACCCACCGCATATCGGTAACCACCCACCTCCACGTAACGGCAGTTAGCCTCCTTCTTAACTATTCCTAGCAATTTCCTAATCCTGCTCATTACCCATTGTTTTTATGATACAGTTCCCTCGGTTTCGTCGCCTGTAACCTGAAGGTCAAGGCTGAAGCTAATCTTATCGCCATTCGGTGCGGATTGCGAAAGACCAGTTATTATTGCCTTCCCACTATACTTCTTATCTCCTGTGGTTACACCTCCCCAGATGTAATCTACTGGGCTTTTAGCCTTCACCACGGCATACACATCGCTATACTGTGCGTTTGTCGTGTCGTTCGGGTCAACCACGCAATCCACCTTGTAGGTTATGGTATGGCTGGTCGCAACGAACGTCTTGGCAAGATTGGTGGTTAGCTTGTTGGTGGTCTCAAAGGTATCCACCTTGATGTCGTGGCTTCCGCTTATCTGCCCTGCCAGTAACTTGTCCGTTCCGCTTATCTTAAGCTTCATCAGGATTTTGGTTCCGCTATCAATCGCCATTTTGTTTCCTCCTATTTAGTTTAAACTGTAAATTCCACAATATCCCCGCTAATTGCCAGCTCAAGCGATAGGCTTGACATGCCATTGAGCGGGTCATTCCTCGATATGTTCTGGATGTATGCCGTTGCCTGGTAGTACTTCTCTCCAGTCGTCGTGCTACCGTAATACAGGGTTATCGGTGTTCCCGCTATCTGCTTGGCGAGCAGTGTTGAGTAAACATCATCGGTGTAGTTAATGGTAATGCTTACCGTTGCGCCTGTTCTAACGGGTCTTACCTCAACCGCCGATGTTAACCCGCTATGCACGTTCAGCATCTCCGTTGATGTGGAAAGGCTGCTGTCCGATTGCCCTGCAACCAGCGTGCCATCAATTTTAACCAGCGTCAAATATCCTGCCTTCATGCCTTACCTTATCAGTTATTCGGTGATAGCCTTAACCCTACCCTTAGCTGCCTGCGCAGGTAAATATCTCTACCGTTATCGTCCACGAACTCGCTCATCGTAGGCTCGTCGAGAATGTAAACGCTTCCCCCGCTTACGGTTACCGTTGAGTTGTACGTCGGGTAAAGGGTGGCAAGTATTTGCTCGCTAATGCTATTCAGAGCGGTGTAGTCATCACCCTTGACGATTACCTCGATTAGCACGGTTGACTGGTACATTGGCCTTTGCTTGGTTCCATCGGGTCTCTGGCTATAATCCTCAACCGTTACCCACACAGGCCCAGCATTTACCCCTGCCAGCGTATTGTAAACGGGTACAACCTTACCCGAGTAGCTCAGGTTGCCACTGAGTAACTGATATAGTGCCGTCTTAACCGATGCCGCGAAGTCCTTAACCATTAGCCTGTTGCTTTAACCGTTTCAGTAGCTTACCAGATACTTCGAAGTATGCCGGGTAAAGGAATGGCGTTTTTTTGGTCTTTTTGCCAGTCTTCGTTATACCCCCATACTCAACCCGCTCCGCATACGTAACATTAGTTCCCACGACTGCACTTAGCGTGTCCCTGTCAACAAAAGACCTTATGGAACTTCGTAACCTTCCAGTTACGACAGGGCAATACTCCTTAGCCTTGCTCTCGATTTCGAGCGCAGCGTAGGTTATCTCGTCAGCTACCCACTCCTTAGCCTCATCGCCTTGCTCTGCAATTCGCTTTATCAGAGCCTCAAGCTCACCGCTATCCACGTTAACCGTTACCATCACCCTCGCATTTCAGAATTACCACATTCGGCGCATTCTTATACCTTGCTGTTACCCGATAGGTTGTTCCGTTTAGCCTAACCGCATCACCCACCTTCACATCGGAAATGTCGTAGTAGTGTCCCCGCAGCTCAACGCTGTTAGTTTGTATCAGGTTACCCCCAAGCATCTCCCTGCCCCCGCCGTAGGTTACCCCTACCCATACTCGCATGCTCTCGATAAGTGTCTTGCGGGCCACCCCAACGCCGTCCGAACGGTATTCGTAACGGTCAATGATGACGCTCTCCCTTGTACCCTTCAGCATAACGATAGGATTTGGTATCTACTCAGTAGCGCAAGGTCTGGTTCTACAACATAGTCGCTTCCCCTCGCATACATCTGGGCAACCTGCTGCATGACGAACAGCTTTACCTCGTCGGGCATGCTTGCCTTTGTGATATACTCGACATCAAGCACTCCTACCGCTGCTGGCCTGATGACGTTACCGATTAGCTCATAACCGGTTGTTACCCCATCCACCTTGCAGCTGGTAATGCTGTCAACCACCCCAGGTAGCCTCAGCTTGTCATACCTGCTCGGCATGTCGTAGATTATCCTAACGGTCTTGGCCGTGAAGATGTTACCCGTATGCGCCTCGGCATACCTGACGGCTGCCTTTGCCATACGCTCAATCACGGCATCCTCCACGCTATTGCTCACACAGGCATACACCTTCACCTCATCGAGATTTACATCCCTGAGCAAGTCCTCGCTGCTAACGATAACCTGATACATGGCTACTACTTCTTAGCTCGTTTGTCAGCCTGCCTTTCCACCTTTTTTACGGTGGCAGGCTCTTCCTCCTTAATCTCATTCAATGCCTCGGCATCGCCAAGGGCAATGAGCTGCAAGGCTAAGTCGTGGTCAATGTCGTAGGTTTCGCCCACTTGAAACCACATCGAAGCCCTTTTAATCTTTACCTTCATACGCTTTGCTATTTAGTGGTTAGGCTGGCTGTTTATTTCAACCAGCCCAACCGTGGTTAACACTAAGCAGGTGTCAATGCAGTAATGGCTGTTGCTATTGAACCCTTCACGAATGCCTTGGCATCGCCAGTCCTTACAAAGAATGCTGCACGCTTGGTAAGCGTTACCCTGATAGCACGCTTGGTACTCAAGGTGTATGGGTCGATAACAATTTGCATATCTTGCCTTATATGCTGTTCGCCCTTTGTCCTGTCGCCCACCAAGAAATTACCCTTGGCAATTCCTGGATTAGCAATGACGTAAAGACCGTCAGCCATTAGTACTGGCGACATATCCCAAGGCATTACATACTGGGCATTAGATGTGCCAAGCTTCTGGTTCTTGAGAGCTCGCCAGTCAACTGGGTTGAGCAAGCAGAAATTTGCCTGACCGTTATTGTACTCGATTTGGGCTGCAGCGGCATTTAACACGTCCCTAAGGTTAGGACTTGGTGTCTTGAGCGAATTGTCCTGAACTGCAAATGTTTGGGCGTAGTAGCTCAAACCGTTGAACTCCTCGGGATGGGAATTCTCATCACCGTTGTATAACTTTTCATCATACTTCCTCAACAAATCCTCATAGAGGCGGTTGGTGATTTGGCTGCCGAAATTATCGATGTCGTCAAGCATGTTCTGCGAGTATGCAGCGTAAACCGACACATCCTTAACCGAAGCGGTTTTCTGGGCAATAGTCCAGCTTTCCTGTGGTGCTGCTGTGCTATCGTTTACAAACGAAGGCGCACCCTGAACGTTGGTAGCATCGATGTAGTAAACGGCATTCCCGTTAGTTGGGAACTCGGGCAATAGATTTGCCAGCATTAAGCCCCTGATAAGGTCAAAGCCAATACCCTGAGCGAATTCAATACGTCCAGGATTACCGCTCGATGTACCCGAGAATGACATATCGCTCGCAGCCTTTAGTTCAAGGGTAACGATTTCGCCCTTACGGATAGCCCTTGCCACCTCATCGGTATGCAGCTGCTTCATTACCTGCTCGTGCAGGCTTTCCCCCTTACTTCCCTTTACTTCCATTTCCTTCAGCTTGATGTTAACGGCATCTATCTGCTCCTGCAGCTTACCGCTGTTAGCCTTCTCAATTAAGGCCTTCAAATCGTTTATTGCACTGTCATGCTGCTCCTTGGTGATTACCCCCTTAAGCAACTCACTGGTTTTCTCGGCCATCTTGGCCTCAATGGTTTTTACCAGTTCCATTTCTTTCTCGTTTAGTTCCATTTTACTTCCTCCAATATGTTATCAGTTTGTTTATGTCAATACCCTTCTCATTTGTGGCTATCGGCTCGTTAACCATTTGAGTACCATTACTTGGTGGCTCAACGGCAATGAGTGATTTTACCCACTCGTTCAGGGTGTTAATCCGTATTTGTAACAACATGTAACCGTCATCGCTGTACGTGGTTCTATCGGTCATAGCCTTCTGAAGTTTAACCATATGCTCGGCTATGCGCTTTACCAGCTCATCCCGCTCGGTGGCACTCTTTATGATAGGTGTATTGGCGTTTGCGCCCCACTTATCAAGGCTTGAACCCTCCCATAGCTTCACCTCCTTGATATACCTTACCCCATTAACCACCTCAACCTTATCGGGTAGTAACTCAAACCCCACGCTATGCTCGGTAATAATACCATCGTTTACCATCTTCAGCACGTCCTCGCCCAGCGAATGCGTGCCAATACGGCTCACGTAACGAAGTCCATTGTTATCCTCGACCAGTTCCTGCAACACGCCCACTGTATCCCAGTGGTTATACAGGTGCTTGATACGCCCAGTACCCTTAGGCCCATTCTCGCTTATCGATTTCGCAAACGCTCCCTTTACGAACACATCGTTATCGCTGTCAATCGTGTCGAACGATGCGAAGTAGCCCTCGACAATCCTGTTTTTAAGGTCTATCCCCTTAACCTTTAGGCTTGTATTCTTTGTCTGCATTTTGTTTACCCTTTCCCGCCGTTAAATATACATTTATTTAATTCTCCTGTCAAGTGTTTATACGTATTAGTTTTAAACAGACCTCTCATACACTACCGTGCATCGGCAGTTGATGACGTTACCTGCACTGCCGTTTGGGTCTCCAGGGTAGTCCAGCATCTCACTACCCAAGTAGTTACCCTTGCTATCGTATATCGGAACGCTGAACCTATCCATCATGTCAACCCCTTTTCCATCCATATGCTGATGCGATAGCCTTGTATGACCCCGCTTTGCGCTCATCCAAACCTTTTTCAGCGCAAGGTTTGTCGCCCTTGCTCCCGCTATGCTACCCGCATTGCTTGCCGATATTACCTCCGTTCTCGCTATCCTTACCGCACGGTAACCAATATCGTTGTTTAACCGCTGCGATATTCGAGCCGCAATATCCTCAACCGATAACCCCTCGGCCATTGCTTCCGATACGGTTGTTTTAACTATTCTGACATACCTTTCCCTTGTGGTGTTGGTAATTACCTTGATGCGCTCCCCGGTCTTCTCCTCGACATACCTGATAAGGTAGCCATCCAGCCACTCGGTTAGGTTATTCTTCTCGTCCTTATTCTTGCCCTTCAGGTTATCGTACGTCCATTTCCCGAACGACTTTCCAACCGTCCTGTAAACCTCCCGCTGCGCCTTTCTAACCTGCTCGTCGCTCAGGTTAATATGCTCAGCCGTTGCCACTATCTCACTCACATCCTTGGCCTGCTTAACCTTCTCGAGGTATGGCTTATACATCACCCTCAGGGCCTTGCGGTAAATGGCACTCGCCCACTTCTCGTCCCTCTTCCTCCTGAGCTCAACCGTTCTCACGGTTATGCCCTTGTTCAGGTATGCCTGCTCCCTATACATCATAGCTCATCTTCGTTTACTGGTTCCTGCGGTTGCATCTCACCATCATCGCTAACCATGCTCACGGGCATGTAACCCGATGGGATTAGTACCTCATCCATCACGGGTAGGTCAATTGGCTGCCTGCCCATGGCTACCCTTCGCTCGTTTGGCGTTAGCCACCAAGCCTGCCCAAGTGCAGTTACCATGGTATTGAGGTCATCCGATAGCTCGACAAAGGCCTGCATGTCGTAATCGATGTAAAGGTCAGTACCCCTGCAAAGCATTCTAATTAGAGCATCCTTCACCTTCTCCATGATGGGCAACACGGCATCGGTGATAAGTGCCTTGCGAGCCTCCCGCATGTTATTGTAGGTAGAATGCTCGCTATCGCCCAGTAATTGTGGCGGTACGTTGTAAATCATGCACAGGTCTCTGATGGTCATCCTCTGCTGCTCGATAACCTGCATGTCGGCAGGTGATAGCCCTACCTGCGTAAAGCGCATGGGTTCGCTGGTAACAATAATGTCGCCTCTCGAACCTGCCTGCTTGAATGAATTCCATAGCTCCTTAACCGCCTCAACCGCTGACCTGTCCCACGTCTTACCCTCGCCCCCGAGAATACCCCTTACCCCGTAATTGGCATAGTTATCCAGCTGCACGCTGGTAGTATAGTTGCTCAGCTGTATCAGGTTAGCCGCTGCCTGTATAGGTGATAAACCATATAGTTGCGTTCCCTGCTCATCATACTTAGGATTAAACATCCTGATATGCACAACGTCATCGGGTGGAATAACCCCATCGATGTACGTGTCCAGCCTATATCCCTTAACAGGGTTTAGCCACGTGCCATACTCTATCCTAACAAGGTGCGACGGCATAACTTGAAGCTGCATCACCTCACCTGTGCCTATCCGCCTTACCCCATACAGGTAACCGTTACCCGTGATAAGGTAGTACGTAGCCAACTCCCTGATGATGTCATTCAACCGCTGAACCTTATTGGGTTCTTCGATCAACCTATTCAATTGCGTTCCCTCGACAGGTTCTAACGCCAATGCCTTGTAGTACATGGCCTTCTCGGCATCCTTGGCGTTTAGCGCATGACGGTAACGCTTTTCAGCCTGCGCATCCACCCTCCTATACACCTGCCACGGCACTCCGTCCATGGCGTTTACTATCCTGTTTACAAGCGTGTAGATGATGTGGTTATACAGGTATCCCTTCTCGATGGCATCCTTGCCGTTACTAATGGAACCAATCGGTAACCCGAATTTAATCATCGAGTAAACAAGCCTATCCAGCTCGCTCCTTACATCCTCTGCTTTCGCTTTCCTGCTGAACATTCCCATTTTCTTTCCTCCTACGCCACGGCTACCCTATTGTACTTGCTAAGCATGTACATCACGGCGTAACGTGCGGCGTCTATTGCGTGATTAAAACTATCAATTACTATTCCCTTCTGGCTATCGATGTAACAGTAGCTCTTTAATTCGCTAATCAGGTTCATACTGTCGGGTGTAACTATCAGGTCGTAAGACTGCATGGTTAGTATCCCAGCCATTACCGAACCCTGAGGCTTATCCGCTGGAATTACCCGACAGCCCAGCCTGTTAAGTTCGTCAATCAGTCTCCGCTCGGCGCTATCCCCGATTATCAGGCTATCCCCTGCCATTGACAGGTTAAGCTTGGCAATCTGTTCGGTGTTAAGCCTCGGCTTGTAGTACATTTCCTGCAGGTATATACGCTTACCCCTCTCATCAATCCCAACCTTTACCAGCGTTGTCGGGTCGTTTACAAACCCGTAGTCCTGCCCAAAGATGTAACTTTCGCATTCAAATTCCCCTATCTGCCAGTTGCTGAATACCACGTCCTCGCTTACCCCTATTTCGCCATCCACAAATACCCGCTTGAAGTTGGCATTGCGCCTACCAGCCTCGAGTAGCTCATGCACGATTGCATCCTCAAGGTAAGGGTTATCCCTATAGGTGCTATGGATGTAGAATGCCTCGGGTCTAAGCATGTAATCCGTATGCACATAGAACTGCGAGGTAGGGTTGAAGTCGAAGAATATCGTTCCCCGTGTCCTTATTATCAGTTGCCTTGCCCGCTCCTCGTCGATATGGTTTGCCTCGTTGATGAACAGGATGTCCCTCGATGCCCCATATACCTTCTCGGGTTGGTCAACCGAGAAAAACTCGATGAGCGAGATACCGATAGAGTAGGTTAGCGAGGTCTTATTCCAGCTGCTATCGCTGTATAGGCCCGAACGAAGTAGTATATCGTTAAAGTCCCTTATTGCACCACGCTTCAGGTGCGGTAGCGTGGCACTAACCACCGAGATGATTAACGGTTTATTACTATACGTCGCTATGGTGATGAGTAGCTGCAGTATGGAATAGGTTTTTGAGCTTCGGCTCGACCCCTGATTTACAATGTAACGGTAACCCTTGCGGAACGCCATTAGGTTCCGCTTGAATACGTTTGTAGTTAGTATTTTCCTGTCGTTACTTACCACCTATATCTCCGTTTGCCAACCTCTTTAGCTCATCTGCCGTTTCGCTATCCTGAACCACGATATTAAGCCCGAGAACCTTACCATCGCTGGTGATGTCATGACGCTGCTTTAACGAGTATTCGTCTGGATAGTTCCTTTCCAGCCACCACGCTGCCGACTGCCAGCTCTTATCCTCGATGATACGACGCTGGCATATGTCCTTTATCTTATCGTTACCGGTATCCTCCGCTTTTTTAACAGCTTCGGCAAATTCGGGTTTGCTGCGCATCCATACCATGAACGTGTCGTAATGAATACCAGCAAGCTTGCATGCCCGAACCCTTCCCTGCCCATCGCATAGGGCTTGGGTTATCTTTTCAACTATTTCCTTTCCGTACTTCATAGCTTTTTCCCTTCATCCTTACCTTACTATAAATTGATAATATATGTCATATTTTATATTTTATTCTTTTTGGCTCGTTGGTAAACGGAATATCCTCATCAAACGCATCCCAATGCATTGTATTTATATGATAGTTAGGTATTTTTAGAATTTTAGGAACAAGATTTTTGTAGTTTATTCTGTGGTGTAACCTACCTCCATTTTTTTTCTGTTTTTCGGCATGAATACATGATGGTAATTGTATTGGGCAAATTATTGCCTTCGAAAACAGTTTAGTTTCATTGTATAATTCCGTTAATCCACCTTCTGCTGTTGCAGACGGAGTTTGTTTTAAGTAAATTGCTCCTAACAAACTCCCAGTAAATATCCCCTCGTTTAGTATTGTTACAAACTGCGATGTGTCATCGTCATGCAGTCCTCTCTCCCCCCTATAGATGTACTTTACATTGTAAAACGAGCAATTCATAACCTTGTAGCGAATTAACTTATCTGTATATTTTTCGAACGCATCTCCTGTTTGTGGCAATCCAAATAAGCCGATATGATGTTTTTTAATAAATTCAGCGATGGAATTAAATGACTTTATAATTTCATCGCCATTAGCAATTCTATCAAAGCTTTGATTTGGTCGTAATTCAAATCCGTTAGTATCATCATCCATTACACAGTAAACATCAATTCCGAGTTCTTTGGCTATATCGTAAAACATATTTCTCGCCATGCCTGCTGCTCTCCGTGATGGTGATTTACGATGTACAAAATCATATCTTCGCCTTGCCTCATCTATATCGAAAATAAATAGTTTGAAACCGTTTTTTTCGGCTTCTTTTTTATATTCTTCAATATCTGGTGTTTCGTTATCAATTACTACATAAACCTTGCGCATATCGTAACCTATACGCTGTAGGTATTTTACGGTTTTTAAATTATTAGCTCTTTTATACGATGGAATGAATATATCAATCATGATTTCACAATTTCATTTTTAACCTTTAGCAGTTCATCCTCAATGAAACCATCAATGCCATTATCTATCAATACAAGTCGCAGTCTTTCGATGATACTTTTTTCCTCATCAGTCGCATTATACGCATAGTAATTCGCTATTGCCTCGTAGTCGATTTTGACAAATCTAGCTGCCAGTAACTTAAAAATGTTCTTTTTTTCATCATCTATACTTGCCTTATTAACTATTTCTATTTTTTTTTGATACTTTTCTAATTCAATACAGTCGGTAATATCGATATATGGTTTTTCTTCAGGCGTATAGTATATTGAATTGATATTTACTTCGCTTAATAGTTCGGTGTTTTTTATTTCAGGGATATCGATACCCCATTCCTCTAATAGTTTTTCGTCCCACTCGTTAGCAAGCTTGTCATAATCCCACTCACCAAACTCGACGTTATCCTCAATAATAAACCGCTGCTTTTCCTCATCGGTCAACTCGCTCGCCTTTCTTACCCATTCTTCAGGCACTTCCTTGTAACCTAATGATAGCAGCGCTCTATATCGCATGTTTCCACCCAGAATTGTGCCATCATCATCAACGACAATCGGCCTTAACGCCATCATCTTTGGGAATTCTTTAACCGATTTGACGAGTTTTTTAAACCTCTCATCCTTGATGAGCCTCGGGTTGGCCGAATTTATTTTTAATTGATTTAACTTTATCATTTTTCTTTACTACATTTGTTTAATAATCGTTCTATATCGTTCAACATACGTAAAGGGCTTTCCTTTGGGCGGTATCTAAGTAACCGCCAGCCCAGAATGGTTGCCTCGTTGTACTTCTCCATGTCATTTAGGTAGCCTACCCCTCTGGTATGCCTTCCCCTTACGAATGCTCCCCCCTCTATCTCAATGGCTATTTTGTGTTCGGGTATTGCGTAGTCAAAACGCCAACGGCGTACTGGATGGAAACGATATTCAGCTTCCACCCCGTAACGCTCCCGAAGCACCTCAATGATTATATCCATTGGCATTCAATTTTCCCAACCAAATATAGCATAATAATTTAGCGTTGTCAAGTACTGTTAATATTTTGTATCTATTTTAGCATTTTCCTTGAACAATCATTTCTGCAATACATTTTGATATTTGCTTTACGATATTCCTCAAGTGTAATTGTCTTTATAATTAAATCGTACTGCATCGCCTCCATTGCAAATTCAATTTTACTCTCATCGTCCATTGTGTGTTCAACAGCAACACGGATAGCATTACCGCATTCAGGGCAAATGCTCATTTTTATTTTCACATCCTTATCTTCCATTTTACTTTATTCTTATGATTAATAATCTTTATCACGCAATCACCTCGAAGTAGTAATTACCACAAAACTTTAGCGTTAGGGTTAACTGTATGATTTTGTCATACAAACAACATTGAATAAAATTACATTTCATAAAGCCCAATCAGATTTTGCTTGAGATATTCCAGCATTTATAAATTCGTTTTTGTTTACTCGTTTTACAAATTTCCAAACATCAAACGGATATTTAACGCCAGAAGCCATACACCCTTTTACTATTTGATTTGGGCGTATAATCTTCGTATAAACAATCATATCATAATATCTGCATTCCCACCATTGCGGGTCAATGCTTTTATTTATTGATATAAAATATGTTATTACTTCCGTTAATGATGGGCAATGAACACATCTATTATTCTCGTCAAATAAGCTGAGTTGAATATATTTTTGTTCCGTATTGTTCATAATTTTTGTGATATTACTTATGCTTCGCTACCACTCCATTTTTACGTTTCATTAAATTTATCACGCTTTCAACTCGAAGTGGTAATGCCCTCCAGCCTTCCACATGACGTATTGCATTTGGAAATGGGTTAGCCAAATATTGGATAGGATAGCTGATATGACTTCCTCATTTCCGCTCCATCCACCGGTATGGAGTTCTAACTTTTGCTTACCTTTATACCTCCTGTGAAGTACAAATCCCCAATCGGCCATGTACCAGCCTTTTGGAAGTATTTCGCTGACAAACTTCAGCAATGGTAAGCTATCATCTGGTTGGTAATTCCCAACAAATTCCAACCATTCTTCAGTAGGATATCCGTTTACGTCCAATAGCACATCTGGTAGCATAGGTTTTGAATTTGTTTCTTCCGATTTCATATGCTTTGATTTATTTTGTGTAATTATTGTAATACATATAAATGAGTTATGTGCCATTTTACAGATACCATCTAAAATTAATGAAGCATATACTTAACCAAAATCGCCTATCCTGTGGCTGCCAAGATACACTTAATAAACTTCTATCATTTTCACAATTATCAAACGTAA